AGGGTGTGGCTGATTTATTGAAGAAAGAAGGTACTTTTACAATCGTAATACCGACAGACGTGGCTGACAGGGTGAAGACTGCAGCTTCCGAATATTATTTATATGCAACTCGCCAGCTAAATGTAATAACCAAGCCGGGAGGAACTCCAAAACGGACCTTAATTACTTTTTCTTTTGATAATGGAGGATGTACTGTTGAGGAACTGTTGACTGAAGTAGCCCGTCATCAATATAGTGAAGAGTATAAAGCATTGACCCGTGAATACTATTTGCATTTGAAATAATATTTTTGCACAAATAAAAAAGGAGCTACTTAATGTAACTCCTTTTTCGTCGGGGTAGCGGGAAAGTCACTCCATATGTTCTATACCCTTCCTATGCTGATATTTTTAGTCTATAATTGTCAATCGGTTGATAATCGTCTATTAATGTCTATATTTTATTATTGAAGGTGCATTCTAAAGATTTCATATTCAATAATAGTCAGATTCAATGTATACTCTAGTCTATTTTTTAAATTAGAAATTACATTCTCTATATCATCTAATGGAGCTAAATTATATATGAATATCTCATTTTCTTTATCAATAGTTTGTCTCGCCACAAGACAAGTAGGTATTATTTCATAAATTTTCGTTTCTATATCCTCATATTGGGATTTTATAGATTTATCAAATATAAGTTTTATATCTACTATTCTCTTTGGGATAGATAGGTCTGTTTTTAATACGGGGATTCTTTTCTCAATATTATCAAGTTTGTTAATAATATATAGTAATGAATTCTTTTCCTCTTTATCTTCGAGGCGTTCTATATTTTTTATAATAGATTTTTCTTTCGCAACTCTATAAATAGGATTATCAATCTCTGTATCATTCAAAGTAGCTTTAATCTTTTTTTCCAGTTCAGACTTTAATTCTATTGCTCCAAACATGTCATCACAGTAAAATATAGTACGTTCTGTAGTTATGTCAAAAGGTAATTCCGTAGATTTTTCTGCTAAACATAAAATAGGAAGTCCCACAGCGTGTCTTATAGCAAGTTCATACATAACATTAGGGTTAAGTCCTGTTAAATTTGCTATTACTAATTTAGAGTCAAGTATTAATTTAATTACTTGATTAGTAATTGAACCACTCTTGTCTATTTCGTGTGCAGGAATTGCCTTGAAATTTAATTTTTCACAAACGGGCTTTATTACATTCTTTATTAGCCCATCTGTTTTTCTGCGTATTATACTATTGTCATCTCCAATGGGAGTAATGATAAAACATGTTTCAGTCTCTTGAACTTTTTTAGTTTCTTCTTTTGATGCTTCGTCGGTCATAGTTTTCTTATTTATTCATTAGTATTTGAATTGTTCTTTCTTTTTCAGCCAAAAGTTCTTTTAAATGAGCTATTTCTTTTTGATATTCACTTAGGGTGATATCACCAGAAACATTGTTGCCGTTGCCTTTTACTTGATGTCCGATGTTTAAATTGGATATATCTATTTCCCTATTGAAGAAAAAGTCAATAGGCATCTTGAAAAAATCTGCAATTTTTTCAATGGTTGTACATTTGGGGTCATTAATACCTTTGATAATATTATCTAACGTAGACTTTGTAATACCAGCATAGGTGTATAAATCGACCTTTTTTACTCGTCTTTCATCTATTAATTCGTTTATTATATGTCCTTTAAACATAAATTTCTTATTTGGAAAATGTATAAATAATAATGCTATTGCAAAATAATGGATGATTTATTATACCTTATGGTTTTAAAATAATACCTTTGCGTTATAAATTTAATAATAAAAATGATAACAACTATGAGAAAGGGAGAAAAACAACCCAAAATGGTATTTAAAAGCCATTATGATCTCTTATCGAGAGAGAAGAAAATAGAGCTACGAGATGAATTTCTTCGTCAAAGCGGTGTGTCTCTACCATCTTTCTATAATAAAATGTCAGGAAATTCATTTAGACCTCTTGAAGCAAGTTTACTCAAGCGTCTTTTAAACGAATCTATTAATAATAAGGTATGAAGCAATTTGCCAACATTGAATTTTATAACACTCCTGAGGGGGATGTTATGTTGAAAGAGGAAGGGAAAGCCGCGCGTCTTTTTGAGGAATCTGATAGTGAGATAGTAGCTTGGATACTTACAATCATTCGTGACAGATATCCTGATGCCCATTCGGCCTTAATGGAGCTATATTCAAAAAGCAGTAGAAACAAATCACTTTATGAATATAAGGTAGCACATCGGTTTGCTCGCTGTAATTTCGGAGAATACGACCAAAGTAAATATGATATTGATTATTTAGGTAGACTTCAATTCGAAGAGGTGAAATGTCCGTTAAGAGGGGAATGTATTTTTGAGGGAGTTATTTGTAAACCTAAGCTCTCTACTAAATTATCCGAAAGAGAGATGGAAGTTTTTCGATTAATAGTTGACCATCTGACAGCAGAAGATATAGCTTCTGAACTATCTATTTCTATTCTGACTGTTAATCGGCATCGTGAAAATATTAAAGCTAAAATCGGAGCCAGGAACGTGGGAGAGATGATCTCCTACTGGCATGCTAACAACTTACAATAAAAGCATTTCCGGGTTCGATTCCCGGATTCGAACGACGATTTACTAACTAATAAACTTATTATTATGGACGCAAAAAACAAGCCGTTTGTGACACTTCAGAATCAGAATGATGAAGATGTATTTTGGATTCCGAAACCAACCTTTAATGATGTATTAAATTGTGTAGCCGCTTTTGATGTAATGAGGTATCTTACATTTGTTGATGCGCTAAACAATCTATCTTATGTGGAAGTGAAAAATGTTTCATCAATAGATGAGTGCATGAGTACAGTGACTATCAAATTAATTGAGGAGAATAGCTTAACTAGGATTATTGAGGATATTCCACGGCTCTTATTTCAATATGTTGAGCAAGCTATGCCAACAGAGACTATTTATCAGGGGAAAGGGGAATAATATGGAAGTTATTAGGTTCTCGGATGGTTGGAATGGAAAGTTAAAGTGTAAATGCTTCACTACTTTTCGCCTCGCCACTTCCAAATATCAAATCAATAGGACATATCGAATTGAATTGAAAGGGCAATATATTGGAACAGCTACAATTAAAGGTATGCGCATCATGAAACTTAATCGAGTGAATGAATTTATAAGTTTTCTTGATACAGGATATGAACCTGGGGTATTTGTCAATATGGTGAAGCGAATGTATATGAATAAAGTTCCTGATGTTCTGCAGGCTGATTTCTACTATATCTTATTAAAATGGGAAGGAGAACAAAAAATAGATTTTGATGGAAAAGAAAAAACGGAGAAAGCTTAACAATCTTCGGTATCGCCTAAGGAAAGATGGATACCAAATTAATGATGAAGTAAAGATTGTCATTCTGCCAGAGGATGGTAAACGAAGTATTAGGCGGGAAGGTGGAATTAAAAGTTTTGGTTATGACTTACAAAACAATTTATTTGAGATAGGAGATAAAACGATAACGGAATAGAAAGGAACTACAGTATGATGTTTATATTATCAGAGGACGAATATAATTCCTTAATAAAAAAGGAAGTCCATGAAAAGGTCGTTGAGAGTTTGCAAGAAGTAATAGCGCAGGATGATGATATTATTTCCAAACTAAAAGAAGAAATTCTCCATAATCGTCCCTGTTATCAAAAAGGGGACAATGTTTATTGCGATGGTTGTCCTCTAGGGTTTGAGAATCTTGGAATATGTAGAGACAGAACAAATTATTCAAAATAAAATAGGAAGGAACATCATGGCTACAATGGCAAGCGATGAACGGCAACTTAGAAATCTAATCAAGGAGGCTACAGGGATGAAAGTATATAAATCAACCTTTAATCCTTTAGTATTCAATGTCTATTACAGTATTGTCCAAGAGTATAAAGATGAATCAAGTCCTCATATAACTATTATACAAGGAAGTTGGCACGCTACTAATGGTGGAGAATACAAAATATCTATCTATACCCCGACAATGCTTTTTGGAACTAAACGAAAGATTAATATTCAATACGTAAGGGATATTGCGGTAAAGATTACTAATGCTTTAGATAGACGGTTTGGAAATGATACCTGGAATACTTGTAATGAAGAAAGCCGTGTTTGGCTTCCACTATCCCGAACCTCTTTCTATTTACAAATTCCAAATTTTAATTAATTCAGAATAAGATAATTCAAATCAAGAATATTCAATACAGAATAGAAAGGAATGGTATGCAAGTCAGAACTCAACGCAATTTTAATAAGAAAACAGGTGAGGACCTATTCGGATTAAGTATCAAACTTGAAGTAGGTCACAGATATTGTAAATACCCAATCGGACACCAAGATTATAAGACGATCACCGAAGCGACCAAAGCCAAGAAGAAAGTTATGGAACAGCTTCGTAATGGTGCACATCTCGATTACGGTATAAATGGGACTGCCGGCATTAACAAAGCCGAGTATGTGAAAATAGTAGATTAACGTAAAACAAGAATAAAAAGGCCCCTCTAGGAGCTACTGATGAATAACTAATTTAATATGCCAGCTTTAAGGAGAGCTGTTGGGTACCAGCCCCATCTGGGTTTGTTCATTGGACCGGGTGAAATTCCCGGTCTTTTTTAGAATAACTTAAATAGCTGAAGATATGCAGAAAGTTTGGAATATATTATGGAAACAGTTCGAATGTGCCACTAATGAGTTTAATACTTATATTGATGGCGGTATTCCTGTTATCGCACAACAAAAAATAGTGAAGTTTATTAAAGAATGGGATAGGCTGAAAGAACAGGCTATGAAGTTTGATGAACTAATGCAGAATCCGATAGAACCTGTTGATATCAAATTACCTTTTGAAGAAGAGGAGTTCCAGCAGACTTGGCAATATTGGAAGGAATACCGTTTGGAGACGTTTGGTAAGACATATAAAAGCAGGGAAGAACAGAAAGTTTTGGATTATCTTGATGATATAAGTGAAGGAAGTCCGGATACGGCAATTAGATATTTGAACTTCGCTATGGCTGGTAGTTATCCAAAGTTTTTTAAAGTGACTGATAATAGCTATACTAACCCACCTAAAGAAATAACCCATGACAGCGACTTTTAGTGACTTCATTAATACCTGCAAACAAAAGCAGCAAGAACTGGATCGGGAGCTATGGGCTTTTCATTATTCTCATATTTCTGACATCGAGTTTTGGACGCTATTGAAAGCAAAGGCAGAAGCTATAATGATGCAAAGAGGTATTAAGTCAACATTCATTGTTGACCAGTACAATAAGGACATAATTCGTCAGTTATATTATTATCTGACCGGAGATGTGGGGAATTGCAAGTGGAATGTACATAAAGGCATATATTTGATGGGAAAAGTCGGATGCGGCAAATCCTTATTGATGTACTCCTATTTGTCTGTACAGGATTATCTCACTCGTAAGATAACTGAAACTATTCATGCAAAGCAACTGATAGAATTACTTCAATCTGAAGGTGGAATTACTGGCCTAAGAGAAAGACCTTTGTTTATTGATGAGTTGGGACGTGAAAATTTGGAGATGAAAGACTATGGAAATGTAGTCAAGCCGGTTATAGACCTGTTTGCTATCAGGTATGAATATGGCGGTAGGACTTATGCTACTTCGAACTTTACTCTTGATACACTTGAAGCTGCAAGAGATGTAAAAGGAAAGGTTACTGCGCAAAGGTATGGTAATTTCATCCGAACGAGAATGGACGAAATGTTTAATGTGGTGGAACTCCCAGGAGAAAACCGCCGATTAAGATGGGGAAATAATGGCTAAGAGAGAATTGGCAAAAACTTCTTCGGCTGCCAAAGCTGCTGGAAAAGTACAAGCGGTAAAGGAGTGGTTGGATATGAACTATGAAATTAAGATTAATATATTCGACCACTCAAAATCGTATATTGAGAGTAAGGAACGTGAATACACTACATCAATCACAGAAAATGATATCTATATGCATATGATTGATGATGGTTTGGCCTGTAGCAAGTCGTTATTAAAGGCTATATTGACTTCTCCTAATCAGATGACAGCATATAATCCGGTTACAGAGTATTTTGATGGTTTACAAAACAAATGGAACGGTGTCAGCCAAATAGATTTGTATTGCAGCTTTCTCCGGGCACACGACTTTAAAGATAAAGATGATACGGAATTTTATCAAAACCGGATGAAATACCTAATAAAAAAGTGGTTGGTAGCTGTAGTTGCACAAGTATATGGTAAGAGGCAGAATGATGTAGCAATTGGATTTGTTAATGCTCAAGGCGGAATAGGCAAGACGACACTGATTGAATTTTTGGTACCACGATGTTTGGAAGAGTATTACGTTGTTTCGGATAAAGACGAACGTATATTCAGAATGACAGAGTGTTTTGTTTCCCGCTTTATTATCAACTTTGATGAGTTTGTTGGAATAACAAAGTCAACAGAGAACAGTTTTAAAAATAATATGAGCCGGCTCATGGTGGATATCAAGTTGCCAGGAGAAAGTTTCACCACAAAGATGCAACGTATTGCTTCCTGTGCTTTCACAAGTAATAAGACACAGGAGATGGGAGGGTTTCTGTTTAATTCAGATTCCGGTCTTCTCCGTAGAATAGCCGCTATTGAGATTGACGAGATCGGGGATTACAGAGAAGCCGTGGACGTGGATCAGCTTTGGGCGGAAGCTATGACCTTGTATAATGGAACTTTTGATTATACCTTTAATCGAAAAGATTATGATGATTTCCAAGAATATAACGCAAAGTATGTGATTGAATCCACCGCATATAAATTGGTGAAGGAATGGTACCGGAAGCCGGAAGAAGATGAAGAGTCTTTGTTCCGCATGCCGATGGACATCGTTCGGGAACTGAAAGCTGCACGAAAGATAACTAGCTCAATGACCCGCATTGACGATATTACTATCGGGCAGGCATTGCGCCAGTTAGGATATGAACGTATAGGTAAGAAATTGCCGGGAATGGGTACACGTTATGGATATAAGGTAGTACAACTCTATTAATCAGATATTTGTATATATGTATATTAGATCATAAGGTCTAATATATAAAAAACTATTTAAGAGAAAAATAATTGAAAATGTGGTTACAACCTTACAACCTTTATAATATATGTGTTTTAATATGTTGATAATCAGATATGAAAAGGTTGTAAGTGCATAGTTTGGTATTCACTTACAACCTACTTACAACCACTTACAACCATATAAGTGGTTACAACCGGTAGACTAGATGTAATGTGTTTATATACAATGCTTTGATTGTTAGTTGTAGGTTGTAAGCTAGTATGGGAAATTATTTAAAAAAACAAGTAATATGGAAAAACCAAGTGTAACAATAGAACTGGCACCCTATTTACATGATTACTTATATCATGAGTTTGGGTGTAGAAAAGAAGGTGGGGTAATGGTAGCAACCACTAATGATCTCGGAAAAATGATTCAAGCAATGGTGACAATAAAAGACCGCCCGCCACGTCTTCCTTTGAAAGAGAATCCAATTACATTATATTTGCCAACACAGGAATGGAATCATTTCATTTTAAATGAAAACTTTCTGTATATTCCTGAATGGAAACAAAGGATGTTGCAGGATTACATTGAAGCATCTTTCCGTCTTCGTATTCGCGAATATTTTGTTGCGGGATATGAGAAGGGATTCAAGCAGGATAAGATTATAAAAGCGTTTTTGATGGCATATAACATTAAAAATAACGCAATAAACTATGATGCGATAAAGAAGTATGACTATCGAAATCGGAAAAAGATGATAAAAGAGGTAAATAAGGAAATACAACTGTCTCTTTTCTAAGTGATTGTGTTTTTTTTACGATTAATCTATAAGTAAAAAGATATTTTTTATCTTTTTTATACTTATACTTTTAAGCAATTTATTCATTATTAGATATATAAGCTATGAGTTTAGATGATAAAAGAGCACAAATTAGCGCAATGTTCTATCTTTCAATAGACGATGCGGATATTGATGATTGTTTGGGCGTTAGTTCCATCTCCGTTTCCGGCAATTGGATCGATTTTAATATATCCAAATGTGAGCTAAAAGAAACTAGGTCTGCTCCGGGAGAATTGGTACAACAAGAATTGAGCGCTACTTGTACAGATTCAAGTGAGGCGAATGAATCATTTATTAGGGAACAATGTGGTGGATATGGGCTACTTCGTATTGATTACTCTAATGGTGAGAGGAAAGTGGTTGGAACAGATAAAAACCCGGTACAGCTCTCTATTGAGAGAAGCGGTTCCCCAGCAGCCATCACTCTATCAATAAAACGTTCTAGTGCCGAGTTCTCAAAGTTCCTAAAGTCCTTTTAATAGGCGATAAGTCATTGTAATTTTGTATCAAACAAATAAAGTATAAAAATACATGGCATTTTCTTCTTTATATAGTGCTGTTTTGAGAGGTAAATGGTTTATCTCACTCCGGGATGTGGAAGCCAACCAAATCCTGATTAATCTTCTTTTAGAAAGAGGGGTTGAGAGTGAAGATATAACCAAACTATCAGATAAGTCTCCCATAGTTGTATGTGCGATGTCCGAAACAGAAATGAAATCCGGACACGATTTTTCAGATGCACCACAAGATAGTGTGGCAGTCATAGGGCTTCAAGGTTCTATGTTGAAATACGGTTCATACTGTAGTTATGGAACTACTGAAGTAGCAGAGATGGTAAATCAGGCTGCAGATTCCCCGAAAATTTCTGGTATTTTGCTTGACATAGATTCCGGTGGCGGTAGCGTTGATGCTATCGCCCCACTCATTGATGCGATCCAATATGCACAGAAGAAAAAGAAGTGTGTGGTTGCATATTGTGATTTGTGTGCGTCTGCTGCCTACTATGTAGCTTGTTATTGCGATGAAATTATTGCTTCTAACACAATCTCTTCGGAATTTGGCTCTATTGGTGTAATGATGAGTTTTCCGGATTATGCCAAATATTATGAGAAAGATGGAATAAAGGTTCATACAATCTATAGTAATTTATCATCTTATAAAAATGCGCCGTTTGAAGCGGCGAAGGAGGGAAAATATGATGCAATCAAAACAGAAGAACTTGATCCGCTCGCAAGAGGATTCCAAGAAGCAGTTAAAAGTAGAAGAGGTAGTAAACTTAACCTCGAAACGGAAGGGATCATTGCCGGGCGCATGTTCTATGCGAACGACGCCAAAAAAAATGGCTTGATTGATTCGGTTGGTACTAGAGAGTTTGCATTGAGAAGAGTGAGAGAATTGCGCAGAGATGCGTATGTAAACGAATATATTAATTCAAAAAGTGCATAATTATGTTTGAAAAAGTAGTTGCTGCCGTATTTGGATATTTGGGAATCTCAGCTTTAGCTAAAGACAAGGACGGAAAATCCTCAATGAGTAAAGAGCAGGAGACTAAACTGGAAGATAAATATGGAAAAAAATTCGTCGAGGAGTTCAAAAAGGATCTTGCCGATTTCGAAAAGGAGGGGAAAACTGCAGAGAGTGTGGTAACAGAAGAACTTCTGTCTGAAATGGAGGTTGAGAAAGGGAAAAATGCGAAAGAGTTGAAAGAGGCTCGTGAACGTATTGCCAAACTGGAAAAAGAGAAAGAGGAAGCCGATGCCATAATCGCTAAGTTGGAAAAGGAAGAAACAGCTGATGCAGGAAAGGTTGTAACAGGAACAAATGCGGATAATATGGGAAAGACTTTTAAACCGGACATGAATCTGTCGCATAATAAATATGTTGATGCTATTTATTATGGAAGACCCGGTGCTTCTTATTCAGGCAATACAACTATTGAAACTACCGAACTGCAAAAAGAATTTGGTAAGTATGTAAATAGTGAACGTCTTGAAATCCTGCAAAGTTTGATGGGAAAGACCGAATCTACGCAGTATATGTCCACCATCGCTACCGATAAAGTGGAGGTTCGTGCACAACAGGCAGCAATTGATTCGGTATTACAGCAGTTTACTCCCCATTGGACGCCCAAAGGAAAAACTAAATTTACTCCGCTTACCATTAAGAATTTCAAATGTAAAATTAACGTTGCTATCGTTCCATCTGATGTGATGGAGGATATCATCGGATATCTTTATGATGAGAACTTGAAGCCGGAAGATATGCCGGTTGTAAAGTATATCTTAAATCAACTTGTGTTCCCTAAGTTGGACGAAGAGCGTGAGGTTGCTTTGGCTACAGGTAAGTTTGTAGAGTCTAAAGCTGTGAAAGACGGTGATGATGCAACAGAAGCCAATGAAGTTATGGATGGGTATGTCACTCAACTTGTAGCATTGAAAGAAGCGAATAATAAAGCTATTACCTGGTTGCTCAATGGCGAGAAGCTGTCGGATGAACAGCTGGTAGATCAGATCGACAAGGCGGTTGAAGAGGTTAAACCGTTATACAAAAAGAAACAGATGTTTATTCATGCCGATCCGGACATTGTAACGCGCTATGGAAAAGCATATCGCAAGAAATATCCTTGGTTGAAGAATGAAGATGGAGAAAAAGTGAAAGTCGATTTCTCAAAATTCACATTTGCTCCACTTGAAGGTATGCGTGGTACCGGAGTATTCTTTATTACTCCAAAAGAGAACTTCAAACATTTGCGTAGTAAGGACCCACAAGCTACAAAAATTTGGATGCAAGGAGAAAACTATAAGGTGAAAATTTTTGCGGAATGGTGGGAAGCAACTGGATTTTGGATTGCTGAAGCTATTTTTGCATATATTCCACCCACAGAGTCAGGAGCGTCTGCCTCCGAAGCTGGTGGGCTTTAAAAAATAAAAGGAGGTAAAATTATGGCAGAATCAGTATATCAGTTTGCATCGGTTCCTAAGAAGACATCGAATGCAGGACGCCCGAAAGGTAAAAAGGCGTATATTGTCTATTTCCGCTGGAATGATGTAAAGACATACAACCGTGATGAAAAAGGAGTACGTGTTAAGGAATTCGCTTTGGTAGAAGGGAAAAAACCGATTGCAGTCTATGCAACGGACTCTACTATTAACATTTATCACACAAGTGAAGGAGAAGACGATGCGCGTGGCTTCATTCATCATGTAGACTATGAGCATCCAGGAACAGAGGTTGAACATGATGAATTTGTAAACAACAATATCAATGAAGATTTAGGAGCTATTGTTTTTGGCTGCTCAGGTGATGATGCAAAGATAGCAGGTACTCCCTGTACTCCATTGAAACTCACAAAAGCAGATTCACAGGATAACAAAGAAGGTGATAAAAATACGATCAACTTGGCAAGTTCACTGCGTGGGGCTACAATTGGACATATTGCCAAGAGCCTTATTCCGGCTACAGACAGTGAGGAAATCAATGCTATTTTAGGATTGGCTGGTAGTGCGTCAGGCTCATCTAAAGGAGGTCTATAAATAAGTTTGTTTGTTGTGTTGAGAAGAGGTGCATATCCATATTGGATATAGCACCTCTTTTTGTGTCCTTTTGCCTATATTGGGATAATGGTACTTTTGTGTATCAAAAAATAAGAATATGAGAACTAAAAAGGAAGAAGGAAAAAAAGTGGAAGCTGATTCAGTAAATAATCAGGCTTCTAGTGTGGAACAAGATCAGGCTCCAAGCGGGGGACTGGCATCTCAAGAGAATTTAGCCATACTGGATCATACAACGGTGGTAATTCCTTATGTTAAGAACAAAGCACAAGGGGATGAGTTAAAAATGGCATTGCGCTCTTTTGATAAATTCCTGCGTTTTGGTGTTAATGTTGTCATCATTGGTGACCGGGAGGAATGGATGAGTGATGTTGTTACAGTCATAGAATATGAATGTGTGTCAGATAATCCTCAGATTGATGTACTTGAAAAATTAAAATTGGCTATTGCTGCCGATGAAGTTACTGATAAATTTATTTGGTCCAATGATGATATCTACCTTGTAGCTCCGGTAATGCTGGCTCATATTGAGGTTCCTAAAAATAAAGGAATCTTGCGTCCAGAACTATATAAAGGCATTTATAGGGATAATATGGAGCGTACAGTTGCATTGCTGGCAGATTTTCCCAAATTAGATTTTGGAACACATACTCCTGTTGTTTACGAAAAACAGAGTCTTGTAGATATGTTTGAAAGGTTCCCGGAATTGAATACAGGTGGTTATTTGATCTCATCTGTTTATTTTAATACTCTCTTTCCAGAGTTTGATCCTATTTCTTCTATCGAATTGAACTGGCAAAGCGATAATATTGCATTGTCTATCGTATCCAAGCAACCGGATCACAAGAAATTTCAGGAACTGGTATCAAAGAAAATATTCCTGAATAACGCAGAAAGTGGATATTCTGACTTTCTAATGAAATATTTACTTGAAATGTTCCCGGATAAATCCGAATTTGAAGAGTGAAAGAGATTGTAATCGCTTGGCTGAAGAATGGAGCAAATGCTCAAGAAGGAATACGCTTGATGGAACAGTCGGGCGTATCTCCATTAACGTTGCGTCTGGTTCGTTCCAACCCTTCCGGCAATAAGAGAATGATGGTTGCATTTCTTTGCAAGAAATACAATATTAATCAGGATTTTACGACAAACTGGAAAGAAACAGAGATAACATTCAGCCGTAAACCCAAGTCTTTTCGGGAAGAATTTTCGTTTTTAAACGAGAAATCATGTCCGGTGGAGTTGGAGGCACTTGCTTCCCGAAAATTTTCACGATATCATGCATACGTTGAATTACATTTTCAACTCCGCGATTGCACTGATCTGAATCAATGTACTTCTGTTAGCAGACAATTAATAGACAGTTATATTGAAAACCGGATGATATGGGATGAACTGAATTATTATCAGCAGAACAAGTCTTTATTAGGGAAGCATCCGATTTTTAATGAGTTTAAAAGGAGAAAAGAACTATTGGGACTACCGATAAAAGAACTTGTAAAACGCCAAAAACAGATAGAAAACAATATTTGGCGGGTAACTAACGAATTGAATAAAGGAGATAAGCCGCATTTGGATATCGAACGACGGGAAAGACTGGCTGGTTACAAAGCTGAATTGGAAGAGGTGAACCGATTACTTGAATGAGTTATTATTTTGATTTAAAAGAGCTACGTGAAGAACTGTGTGAGTCACGAATGTATTCGAAGCGGTTTGAAATGCTTCAAACATATAAATTGAATAATCTCAAAGAGTTATGCGGCCGACTTCCAAAAGAAAATGAAGTCTTTTTCATAGAAACACGGAAAAGTTTTACGGCATTTACTTTTATAGTTTACTTACTCAAGCATACTGGATATTTGGAACACCTGTATATAGCAACTTATTCAACCAATGAACGCATAATTAATGCATTGCTCCGATGGAAGGAGAAAGGGGCCATTGGGAGTATTCATTTGCATATTTCCGAGACAATAAAGTTTCGTATGCCTAAGATTTTTGAAAGGTTGATGGCACTCCATCAAGATGGGGTTATTGAATTGTCTTTTGCGTGGAGCCATAAGAAGATAACTTGTTTGGATACGCCTAAAGGCTTTTTTGTTGTAGAAGGGAGTGGAAACTATGGCGAGAATGCGATGGAAGAACAATATGTATTTTTAAAAAGTAAGGAAGTCTATGAGTTTCGTTGCGGACGAATTGGTTAAGTGGAGAGAAAATCCGTTATGGTATGACAGGATTAACTTTGATGAATATGAAAAGCTGGCAGCTATAGGATATACTCCTAAGCAAATAGCCATGTTTTACAATATTCCTTTGAATGATTTTGAGTGGTATTTCAATTTGGTAGGTTCTCCACTGAAATATCACTATGAACGCGGACAGTTGATACAACAGGCTAAGGAAGGATTATCAATGACAGCCAGTGCAGAAGTTGGTGATAATGTAACTCAGGCGCAGCGACTTGATAAACTACGTCGTGAAGTCGGTTTTAAGAATGCGATTAACCAAGTTTTTTTCGGAGATATAGAGAATGTTTGAAACTTCTTATTTTGACAGGTTACAGGATTACTTGGCATCCGGTTGTACAATGGAACTAACGGGTGATGAGATGGACTATTATAATGCGCTGTACGCCCTGATTGGCATACAGCGGAAATATGGTAAGGATAATGCAATATCTTTCCTTATGCATGATCCTTTTCAGGTAAAAAGGGCTAGGGCCAGGGAAATGTATAATGAGGCTATAAACCTGTTTTTTGCGAATGATTCGGTAGAAAATAACGCTCACCGAAATATGATGTTTGATAATTTGCAGAAAGCGGCACAGGTTGTATTAATGAATGCACATTCTTCTAAGGATATGGAAGTGTATGGAAACTTGATGATACAGGCTGCCAAAATCAAACAATTGGATAAGCCTGATCCACAGAAACGGAAGGAAGTAAACGAAAAGCCCATAAAAATTTATATGCTTGATACGCAGGCTGTAGGAATGCCACAGGTTAACAGGCAATTGCTTGCTGAACAGATTGATTCTATTCCTGATATTCCGGAGCGGGAGAAAGTTCGTTTAAAGAGGGATGCGCAAGTGATTGATGTGGATATAATTGAAATGCTCGATGACCAGGAAACAAAAACTAAAGACATCGACTGATGATGTAGAACAGCGATACGCAAATTGGATGGCACAACTCATATCAATAATGATGCCTTGGGCACTTTATTGGATTGCCGGACGTGCCAGTGCTAAAACAGTGCAAGTATTATCAGAACGAGTGCAAGAAGTTGCACAGGATTGTCAGGGAGCACCATTCGCATGGGTAGCTGATACGTATTCGGATTTGCATAAGAATGTCATTCCTTCGCTTATAGATGGACTTTCCCTGTTAGGGTGGGAAATTGGCATTCACTATGTGATTAATCAGGAGCCGCCTAAAGAATGGCAGGAAAGAATGTACAATGTATGTACAGACTGGCGTAACACTATGGTTTTCTATACCGGATTTAACTTCACTTTTATTTCTTTGGACAGACCATCTATCGGCGCAGGTCGTTCTTATGTTGGAGTATTCGGTGATGAAGTCAAGTATTTCACGGAGGAGAAATTTACGAATCTGTTGAAAGCTGTACGAGGTTTTAGGGTGAAGTACGGAATGAATGTTTGGTACCGTAGCCGTACCCTTACTACCGATATGCCTAATCCAAACCATATTGGCGAATATGACTGGATTCTGAAACTGGCTAAACAGAACGATAAAGATAAAATCCTCTTAATGCTCCAGGCGGGATTTGTCTATAACGAGACGAAAAAGACGTATGTAGCTACCTTACAGGAATATAATGAAGTGCTGAAGAAATATCGCTTTGATAAATCATTAGCTCCAAGTCTTAATAAACTTCAACGGGCACTGGAACTCGCAGGGCGCAATATGAAGCGATGGGAAGAACGATGGATCAAGACACGTTCACGTACATCGTTTTTCTTCATTTCGTCCTCTTATGTCAACGCAGACGTTTTAGGGCTGGATTGGTTTAGTGATGAATTCTCCGAAGGGCTTGAAGGAATTCTGTGCAATATCCTTTCGATTATCCCTAAATTGGAAGCTGGGCAAATGTTTTATTGTAATTTGGCTATCCGACATTTTTATGCTGATGGATTCATAAATGAGATTATAGAGCAGAAGCCGTTGGGATGGAAGGAGGATTGCACAGTACTTAGGCATTTAGACATGAATAGGCCCATTGAAGCTGGAATGGACTCCGGTAATATGCTATCTATGGTATTTGGGCAACAGGACAAAAAGAAATACAAAGTATTGAAAGAACTCTATACGTTGCCACCTAATACGGCCAGAGAACTGGCTGATAGTTTTTTGGAGTACTTTAAACCGCATAAACGGAAGATTCTGAAACTCTATTATGATCGTTCAATGAATAACTACCATAAGGTCAAAGCAGACATGGCTACTCAGATAAAAAAGAATATAGAATACTATGCTGATGGTACAAGGACAGGATGGCAGGTACAGTTAATGAGTATAGGGCAGGGCAATATTGGTAGTAATTTGGAATATCGTTTCTTCATGGATTTGTTAAGTGGCAATTTAGAGAGGGGATTGTTTACCATTCAATTCGACCAGTATAATTGTTCCAACCTCAAGAGTGAGATGGAAATAACCGGAACAAAGACCGTAAGCCGTTCTGATGGCAGCTCAGAGATAGTCAAACTAAAGACAGGAGACAAGTTACCTACCAATCGATTACCTAAAGAATCAACCAATCTTACGGATGCACTTAAATATCTTATGTTACGTAAGGAATGGATACGGATATGGAAGACGGGACGCAATCTGTCTGTTGCGTCTAGGATGTAGTTCGTTTTTTATTCGAGTGGTTAGCCTCGCAGTCTGTGAAGATAGCGGGGCTTTTTCATGTACACCTGCCTGAGGCAGGCAGATAGGTAGCATTTTCTTAGGGAAAATTTGATAGTGGTGGGATTGTAAGGATTTTGTCATATTTCCCGCCCCAAAAGGGGGGTGCGACCGCAAAAAGGGGTCGGCGCGTGTCGGGCAGAACTCCGTTTCATTTGCGGTTTTTTAGAAACCGCAAATAGTTTTATGACTGAAAATTAGGTAATTAAATAATGTAACCGATTTTTTGAGCGCAAATATCGCCCCAAATTGGAAGAAAAACGACCGCTTTAGATACTAAAATCAGAAAAAGAATATTTTTGGAAATAAGCTTGACTATTGATTGGAAGACTCCCGTGTTCATGTGTTTTTAATTAATATGCTGTTATATAATGTGTTATGATTAAATTAGTCGTAGAGTTTTTCCCATTAGGTAGATATCTAATTAGAACAGATTAGATTGTATTTTGAATTCTGCTAATATGTTATTTCGATGTAAAATAAGACGACTAAAATTGAGTGTATCGGGCATTGTGGAACTGAGATTGTTAAACTAGAGTTAAAAATGTGTTTTTGCCGTAATAATAACGCTCTGTTTATTGTGTAATAAACAAAACGTTATTATATTTGCATTGTGTTACGACACAGAGATGTTTGATAAGGTTGAAGGTCTAAATGACCGTGAGGAAATGCTTGACCATTTAAGATTCCTCATCCGATACGAAAAAGATATTCTTAATGATGGAATTATTTTTTCAGAATCGGAATTCTACGATGAGCTATTCAATACGATCATTATGATTGCTGATGAACTCAGAGAAGAATGAAAGATTGGGAACCTCAAATGAGGTTCCCTTTCATCAACCTTATCAACATTTCTTTGTTTCATAATAAAAAAGAAGTATGGATAAACAATTAGAGGACAAAATCAGAAAATTAGTTTCTAAGTTTCATCTGTTGCGTACAAAAGATGGAAGCGAAGAATTTGATAAAATCTGGAAAGATTTAAATGCGGAGATTCCACTAGAGGAACGAAGGGAAGCCGGACGAATTCTTAGTGATGAAATGAGAAAAGTACGGGAAAACAGAAAACGTACAGATGTAAATGTCCGTACTGGAATGGGAGAGCTGTGTGATGTTCTTTCATTATCATATATTGCACAACACTATTTTCAGAAAGATCGTAGTTGGCTTGCGCAACGCATAAATGGAAACATTGTGAATGGAAAGCCAAGTGCCTTTACTGAAAGTGAGTTGGAAATCTTTAAATTCGCATTGAATGATATAAAGAATAAGTTATCGGAAACCATATTAAACATCAAGTAAAGTAACACAACTTGGGAGGAATACCGGTACTCCTTCCGTTTTAAAGGGTTTCCAATTTGCGGAAACCCTTTCTTATTTATGCGAGCATGATGACATTATCATAAAATATATAAAAATAAATTCGCTTTTATTTTGTCACATGTTGAAATTCCTGTATTTTAGCAGTGCCAAAAAATAATGAATAAATGAATCTCTTGCCATAGTGTAATCCGTAAAATCGGATTCAGGTATCATTGACCTGTTGGCGCACTATGGTGAGGGATTCGCCATTTTAATATTTCGATGTTGAAAAGTTACTGAAAGATGTAAAAACTGTCAATGCTCAAAGCCAGTATTGGATGGTAAGAAGTATGAGTGGTGATTATTTCCACGAATTTATATCAAGGGGATATATTGCGATTGGGTACAACGAGATATCTTTGCAGGAAATAAAATTTGCAATCTCAAAAGAAGAGAAAGCGAATGAGCAATTAAGAGGAACAATTGATTTAAAGATAGCTAAAGGTGAAATGTTGGATGCTTCCGGTGAAGAACCTAATTCATAGTATGTTGCTCCTCAACTATTAAAATTCTGTCGTGATATAAAAATAAATGATATCATCGTGATACCAGGGAAGAACTCTGATGACTTAGCTATTGCACGTATTGATTCTGTTGTTTATGAAGAAAAAAATATCTCTCATCTTGATGGCGTATGCCAATTTAATAAAAGACGAAAAATTACTGTATTGCGAACCTTACTCCGTTCAAGTTTGAGCCCCAAAATGCAATTAATGTTTAATTCTCGTCACATTGTTTCTAATATAGATTCGTATGCTCCATTTGTTGATAGTTGCGTATCAGACTTTTATGAAAAGGATGATGAGGTTCATCTAGTACTGCGTATAAAAACAGAAGATGATGTCAATACTCAAAGTTTTTTTTCGTTATATAAATTATTTCAGGTTACTGAAAACTTCTGCAAACAGAATGGCATAGATGGGACTGTTGCAGATATGATAATGAAAGTACAAATGGAGTCGCCAGGAGACCTTAGACTTAGTGCTAGAAATAAAATGTTTATTTGGATGGTAGCATTAACAATTTTAGGTGTAAATGGTGGTGGCTTGAATATTAAAGCTGGTAATTTTTCTTTTGATTTATCAACTGGAGGATTAATTGAAAAATTCAATGATTTTTTGGATCATGAAGTAGATAGGGATACTAAAGAGTCCATAAAATGTGCATTAGACTCATTAGAAATTAATACTCCAGAAGATTTTAAAACTGCTATAGATTTATTGCATGAACAGAATTCTGTTCGTGAAAAATATTAAGCGGGAAGATAATATAAAGGCGAAAGTAATAAAGCTATAATAATACCGGCTATAAGTGTTTTGTAGCTGGTTTTATTTTTATTGTATCGCTTGGTTAACATATATGTAATTCCTTCAATGATAAATATCACGGTAATACAAATCACTGTAAAAGTGCTGACGTATGCTATAATATTTCTTAGTAAGTCAATCATATAAGTCTACTATCCTTTCTGTTGCAAAGTTATCAATATTAATGGATAAACTTGTAGTTGGTTTTGTTAAAATGAGATTAAGACTCTATTTTTTCTGTTTTGATAAGCGAAAGAATCCCACAGGTTCGGAACTTTTTATTTTACACAGGTGATGGTTCTGTATATCCACCGTGTATTAATGATGGTATTTCGTTTTTTTCTTTTTTAGTGCAGTTTTTATTTTATCATCGAGTGTGAGATGTGCGTCTGAATTGTATTCTATTTTAGTGCTAGCACTTCCAAATGCACTGATGTTTATAGGCTTTTCATTAATGTTTTTAATCATAAATTGAATACGTCCATACGCTTTGACACCTTCTTTAAGGGCATCAAGATCGTTTAACCATACATCTAAAATCTCATCACCTTTAATTACGACAAAGCCACCCAAAGGGTTTTCTTCACGAAGACGTTCTAAATTCTTGTGATAAGTAGCTAATTCTATTTCAAACATACCTCTTAATATTTTTGACAAAAATAACCTTTTTCTTTGGCACTCTCAAATAATATCTGCATATTCGCATTGCCAAATATAAACCGACAAATTCATCTCCTCATATCGTGTAACCCGTAAACAATCGGGTTCCGGGTGGTTCCGGTTGGCGCACGATATGAGGAGATGATTTTTTAATTATGGAACTAAAAGATTTTATAAAAGAAACGGTGATGGAAATTTCAACAGCCGTGATAGAATTGAATGAAGAGAAAGTAACTGTTAGTTCAATAAAATTTTCATTGAGTGTTGCTTTGCCTACGGGTTCCCGGTAATTCAAATTGTATTATTTCACCGGTAGTAAGATAGCGATATAATATATCGGCAAGAATAACCGGATTTAGTTCGGGGCGTGGCCAAAATGTTGTAGCCGTCCACCCAATGATAGTCACTGCTTGATCAAGGCAGTATTTTCTTAATTCAATCTCGTTCATAATTAATGTTTTAGGCAAAAATACAATAGAAATACTAGAAAATAAAATTATTAATTAAATATCTGATGCTATGGAATGGATTATTATTATCCTTTTGATTGTGCTATTGGTACTAATAGGTAACATTGTATCACTAAAAAGAAAAGGGAAAAGTGTAAGTTTTGAAAATGAAAAATTACACGATGAAAAAGAACAGATAATGAAGCGAAATTTGGAATTAAGAAGCATTAATCAAAAGCTATCCAAGTATGAAGCTGCATTGAACGCTGATGAGGAAGCTGAAGATAGGCTAAAAAGAGCAAAAGAAGAAAGCGAATTAATCTTGGCTGGTGCTCAACAGCAGATGAAGCTGATTATTACTGATGCAGAGAAAAGAGCTCAAGAAATATTAGACAA